AACATTCATTCTTTAGTGGAGTGAATGAACAATTAGTTGGAGTTGCCTGTTATGGTGACCCGGTTGGTAGAAATGCCGGCGCATCAATTTCCGAATTACTTCCTAGAGATGGTGTATTAGAATTAACACGACTATTCGTATTCGATGGATATGGTAGTAACATTGAGAGTTGGTTCGTTGGACAATCTTTTGAATGGTTAAGAACTAATGTACCTCGTATCAAAGCCCTAATATCTTATTCAGACCCAAACGCTGGGCACTTAGGAACGGTATATCAAGCTACTAATTGGATATATCAAGGTAACAAAATCAGATGGTCAGATAGTTGGAGTTTCAAATGGAGTGAAGATGATGAATGGCATCATTCTCGGACATCCTATGTGAAGTACGGAACGAATGACCCAAAGATAATTCAGACAATGGTTACAAGCCCATTCTGGATTAAAAGAGAACCCCGTAAGCATCGCTATGTGTATATTCTAACCAAAGATAAAAAGGAACGTAAAGCCCTCTTAAAATCGCTTAAACATGAGGTATTCCCATATCCAAAGGTAGAGTTGGATATTATCGATGAAGTTCATAAAATGGAGCCGATAGATTTGGTAGTTTCAGATTAATTTCGTATATTTGTAATGTTATGGCAAGAGTAGAACCCAGCGCTAAGGATAAACCACGTAAATTTGAACATATCTACAAAGATGATGATGGATGTGAATCAATTTGGAAATACGATTTGGATAAATTCCCAAATGGACCTATATCAGTAGAGAACAAATATCCTGCTGGTTATGTAAAAGATTTGAAACAAAGACAAAAATTAGCAAAGGCTGAGAGAAGTTTATCTATTTTAGAAAAAGCAAAACAAGCAAAAAAGAATGAAGGTAGAAGGTAAAAATTATTGTGATACATCCAAAGTATATGTAGCTCCAATAGCAAAGAGTATCGCTAAAGATATTATTGTTAAGAAGCACTATACTCACGCTTGGACAGCTTGTAGATATGCAATTGGAATATATTACAAATCAGAAGATGCTAATACCTTTGATGGTGATAAACTTATAGGTTGTTTAATCTATGGGTTTCCTGTTGGAGCAAAAGCATCCACTTCTATTTGTGAAGGATTGACCAAAGATAACATTTTAGAATTGACACGTTTATATTGTGATGATGGTTATGGTTCTAATATTGAATCATTTGCATTAGGACAATCTTTCAAATGGTTAAAAGAGCATGATAAGAATATTAAGGTATTACTTTCATACGCTGATAACGGACAAGCTCACTTGGGAGGAATATACCAAGCTACCAATTGGATTTATCAAGGATTATCTACGGATATTGCATTGATGCCAAATTGGGGTATATCATTACACAAAGACCCGTATCAATGGATTCATAGTAGAACTGTATTTTCAATGTGGGGTAGTGGTAACTTAGCACACTTACAAATGGAAATTGGTAAGCAAGGATATAAAGAGTTTTGGAGAAGGGAAGAACCACCAAAACATAGATATGTTCAAATACTTGCGCAAGATAAAAAAGAAAAGAAGGATTTGATGAAACGATTAAAGCACGAAATCAGGCCGTATCCAAAAGATACCGCTTCATACAACACAGAAGTGGTACATCATCTAACTACATACGAAGTACCGGAAGGTACTGAAAATTTTTGGTAATATATAACTCATTGATAATCAATCAGTTATAATAAATAGTAAAAAAGATTTGGCGAATTCACAAATTATTCGTACCTTTACATAGTAAACAATTTATAAAACTGATGATATCTAAAAACCCAAAAAAATTATAAATTAGAGGTTAAGATATTATCGCAAATTTTAAACTATGACTGAAAATTTCATTTATTGTGAAATCGCCGAAGAAAGCTTTGGCCAAACAAACAAACCAACATCTTACGATGGAGATGTTAGTATTTCGTATTTAACAGACTCTAAAACTCCAAAAATTGAAACTGGGGCTAGGGAGTATCAAAGAGAAAAAGTAGCATCTCTTACCTTTAAACAAGGTATAATGCTAACTGTTATTCTCAATTCGTATAAAAAGATTCCTGAAATTCATATTAGAGTTGTTAAGAAAGGAAAATCTTTTATCTTTGAACTTATTGACGGGCAGCAAAGAATAACATCTATTTTGGATTTTATAAATGGTGAGTTTTGTTTACCAAAACATGACTCTTTTATAATCAATGGTATTGATTTGCGCGAAAAGAATATAGATTGGATTAGACAAAACGAACCAAATTTATATCAAACAATACTTTCTTATAGAATTAGCTGTAAGTGGTACGAAAACTTATCAGATTCTCAAACGGCTGATTTATTCATTAATGTTTTGAATAATTCAAATGAAATGAAACCACAAGAAAAGAGAAACGCTATTCGTGGTAGATTATCTGAATATATTCGTAATATATCAAGATTTGAAAATAAGCATAAACTATTTGATAGAACATTAATTGATAGTGGAAAGAAGAAAAAATGGAAATTATCTAATTTCTCCGAAGGGTTCGTAATCAACGGCCGTATGGAAGTAGATGAGTTTGTTTCCGAAATGATTATGTTACAACATAATGGTTATCGTAATGGACTTACACAAGGAAAACACACCGATTGGATTACAAAGGCTCAGGCCACCAATGGTATCTTATCTACCGAAGAACAATTTGAAGATTATAAAGAATCGGTTTTAGAACCACTAATTCAATTTTCTTATGATATCATTACATCTGTTGCATCTGATAGAAAATATAAACTTGTACCAATGTTTTCTCAAATGTTAATTTTATATGGTTATGAGTTAAAAAACAAATACGGAAAGCTTATTATAGAAACCTATGTAAATAAGTTTTTTGAAGTATATGATAAATGGAGTAATACCGATAAAAAGACTGGTGGTAAGTTGTATGCTGATGAATTAATGTTTGGTACTGATGATGAGCAAATGGAGCCATTCAATAAACTATTTGGTGGTAAAAATCCAAAAGCAATTGGTACAATCACTTATATATTGGATAAGGAATTAAAAGAAAATATGGATTCTTTTGGGGTAATTGAAATTGATAATCGTGATTTTACTAGAGACCAAATTATCAGAAAATGGGAAGAGCAAGGTAGAATTGATTTCTACGATGGACAACCTTTGGATAATAAGAAGTTGGTTGGTGACCATTATATTCCTAGAAGTTGGGGAAAGAAAAAAGGTGGTGTTACTGAATATGATAATCTTGTAGTAACTAGCAAATCTCATAATCTTAAAAAGTTGAATATGAGTGGTGATGAGTACAAATCACTTTTAAATTAAATAATAATTAATGACATTTTGGGAAGGACAATTAAGTAAAGAAGCAAGGCGTGTTTTGGTGATACCTAATATCACCAATTCCGCTAATATAGAAAAGGATTCATTCGTTGATGTTATCTACAACCACATAAAAGGTTTAGAGCAACACGGTGAATACTTTTGGAATATTATATTACCAGAGCCGGTTAGGAAACTGAATTTACTAAATGTAAAGCAGCATATCTTACCCTTCTCTGGCGATATGATTAAAATGCGTACCTATCCGCCCGACTTCAATCGATTATTAGAAACATTAGAGTATGATGTTATCTACTCACATTTGCCTGATTGGCCTCAAGTTGGTAGATACAAAAACGATTTCAACACAAAAATTATTGGATATTGCCATTGGTGGGAAATGAAAACCTGCAATGCGGAAGATAGAAAGAATAAATGGAGATGGATGCCTATTGAACTATTAGGTATATCTCAAATGGAAACTTGTTACCTTAATACACAAGACCAAAAGAATAGAGTATTGGAAGAAGCTAAGATTTGGTTCAATGATGAGTTTGTTAAAAAGTTAGATGATATTTTGGTGGTATGGAATTTGGGACTACCAAAACAAAATGTAATTGAATCAGCATCAGAAGAAAAACGAAATATTATAGTATTCAATCATAGAGCAGCAGCTTATAAAGGATACCCTACTTTCATTAAATTGATGGAGGAATATAGAGAACGTAGACAAGATTTTAGTGTATGGGTGCCTCAATTAAAAGGAACGCCGGAACATAGCTGGATTGATTCAACTAAACTTCCAAAGCATGAATACTATGGTAGATTACAACAATGTAAAGTCGGTATTCAAATGAGGCAAACGAATTATGGTTGGAGTGTATCAGCAACGGATTGTTTGATGAATGGTACTCCAATGATATATCAAGAATCTTTATGTTATCAGGAAATAGAACCAAACGGATTGTTTTTTAAATTTAAAAAAGACCTGTTTGAAATGCTAGATAAAATATTGGATGACGATAATTATAGAAAGGATAGAGAGATTAAAAGTATAGAAAGAGCATTAGAACTTTCAGAAAACGAAGGTAGAATGTTACAACAATTAAATATAAAATTAAAAGCATAGATGTATCAAAATATTTATTATCAGAGAGAAAGAAATTTAGTACACATTTGGGATGATAAGTTAGGATATAGAACCTTTCCGTATGTTAGGTATGCTTATGAAAAAGCACAAAGAGGACAATACACATCTTTGTATGGAGATAAGTTAGATAAGATTTTTAAATTCACAAAAGATGACCCGAATTTATTTGAATCCGATGTAGCCGAAACCACTAGAGTTTTGGTTGATACATATACTGATTCAGATATACCATCAGAAGGACACGTTACGCTTACATATGATATTGAGTGTGAAATGGATAGTGGTTTGCCTGATGTAGAAAAATCAGAAAATGAATTAACGGCAATTGGTTTGCATGATTCTGCTACTAATCATTATTGGGTTTTGATTATGGACAAAGCTGGTAAAATGAGTGAGAAGAAGACCGGCAATCGTACTGTAATTCCTTTCAAAGATGAGAGGGATATGTGTATGAAATATTTAGAATTGTATGAATACATCAATCCAACAATCGTAACTGGTTGGAACATTGATAACTTCGATACTCCTTATTTATATAATCGTATTAAAAGACTATTAGGTGTTAAACACGCTAATAGATTAAGCCCAATAGGTGAATGTTTTTGGTCTCCATATCGTAAGAGATTCTATATGGCCGGCGTATCTTATTTAGATTACCTAGCTTTATATAAAAACTTCACCTATTCGGAATTAGATAACTATCGTTTGGATAGTATTGCGATGAAGGAATTGGGTAGAGGTAAGATTGAGTACTCTGGTAACTTAGATGATTTATTCAAAGATGATATTGAAAAGTTTATTGAGTATAACTTAGTCGATGTTCAGTTAGTAGCTGATATGGATAAGAAGTTACAATTCATTGATACGGCTAGAGGTATCTGTCACGCTGGACACGTTCCATATGAGGACTTTGTTTATTCATCGAAATACTTAGAGGGTGCATTGTTATGTTACCTTAAGAGAAGAAACATTGTAGCTCCTAACAAACCTGCGGATAGACAAGAAAGGATGCAAGCACTTAGAGATAATGACCAAGAGAAATTCATTGGAGCATATGTGAAGGCACCTATCGTTGGTAAGTACGAATGGATATATGACTTGGATTTAACTTCACTATATCCTTCAATCATTATGACAACTAACATTTCACCAGAAACTAAAGTTGGTAAGATTGATAATTGGGATGCACAAAAGTTTATGAAGGGTGAAATTGATACTTTCTTTTTAGGAGATAAAAGTATTACAAAAGATAATCTTAAAAAATTGTTGGATGAAAGTAAATACGCTATATCATCTAACGGAGTTCTTTACACTACTGATAAAGTAGGTTGTATTCCTGATATCTTAGACCTATGGTTCAAACAACGTGTGGAGTTTAGAGCATTAGAGAAGAAGTATGGTGAGAGTGGTGACAAAGAGAAATACGCTTTCTATAAAAAAAGACAGTTGGTACAAAAAATCTTATTGAACTCTTTGTATGGTGTGTTAGGTTTGCCGGCTTTCCGTTTCTATGATGTGGACAACGCTGAGGCTGTAACAACAACAGGTCAGACTGTAATTAAATCTACGGCTGATATGGCTAACATTAAATACAATAAAGAATTAGGAACAAACGGACAAGACTTTAACATATACATTGATACGGATTCCGTATTCTTTTCAGCAGTACCTATCTTAGACCATCGTTATAAAGATTGGAGAAATTTGACTGATGCAGAAATTGCATTAAAGGTGGATGCTATTGCTGGTGAAACACAAGACTTTTTAAATAAGTTTTATGATGTATTGGCTGAGAAAGTATTTAATGTTGATAAAACAAAACATAGATTCCAAATCAAAAAAGAATTCGTAAGTAGAAGTGGTATTTGGATTGCTAAGAAAAGATACGCTCAATGGATTATTGCGGAGAATGGTATTCCTTGTGATACGTTGCAAGTTAAAGGATTGGATGTGGTTCGTTCATCGTACCCCGCACAATTCCGTAAGTTTATGAGTGGTATCCTTATTTCAATTCTACAAGGTGAAACTGAAATGGTTCTAACTGACAGGATATATGATTTCAAAAAGGACTTGGTTAATATGGATGTAACTTCAATTGCTAAAAACTCAGCAGTAAAAGAATTATCAAAATATATTCCAAAGAAGAAAGATAATAGAGCAATGTTCCAATTTAATAGTGGAACTCCGGCGCACGTTAAAGCAGCAATTGCACATAACCAATTATTAGTTCACTTCAAATGTGCAGCTAAGCACGCTCCAATGAGAGATGGTGATAAGATTAAGTGGGTATATTTGAAACAAAACCCATATGGATTGGATGCGGTTGGATTCAAAGGACATGATGACCCTGATGAAATAATGGACTTGGTGAGGACGTATATCGATTATGATAAAATCTTCGAAAGGGAATTATTGAAGAAATTAGAGGACTTCTATGGGGCTTTAGGGTGGGGTGCAGTACTTTCTTCACAAAAAACCGCTGAACAATTCTTTTCTTTTTAAGAATATTTGGTAGTTTCAGGTATTTTTCGTATATTTGTATAACAAATTAAAACATAAATTTAAAATTTCAATTATGAACAAAAGCAAATTTGATGGTTTCGTAAATCGTTACAACTTAGGTGGTGAGATTGAATCCGTTATGGTAAAATCCGATGACAAGAACTTATCGGTAAGAATGATTTCAGATGACAAAACCTTATTAGGTGATGTTACAGTAGTAGGTGGTGAATTTCCAAGCGGTGAGTTTGGTATTTACACTACATCTCAATTAAAAGGATTATTGAGTGTATTGGATGACACAATTGCAGTAGAAGAAGTTACTGGAGCATTGAAGTTTTCTGATAAGAAAACAAAGGTACAATATATGTTAGCAGCACCATCGGTGATTCCTGCAGTACCTGATTTAAAAGCATTACCTTCATTTGATACGGAAGTAAGCTTAGATGATGACTTTGTAAATAAGTTCATCAAATCAAAAGGTGTATTATCTGATTCAGATACATTCACATTTACGGTTAAGGCTGGTAAAGCTGAAATTATCTTAGGATATTCTTCAATCAACTCAAACCGAATTTCAATTGCAGTAGAAGCAACTGCTAAAGAAGATATTGAACCAATTGCATTTTCTGCAAAGTATTTGAAAGCTATCTTAATGGCTAACAAAGGTTCTAAATCATCTTCATTGAAAATCTCATCTAAGGGATTATCGCACGTAGCATTCGTTGATGGTGACTACACTTCAAATTACTATTTAGTAGAAATTAAGTAATATGGCAAACCAACATTATAAATTAATAAGTGAACCTGTATTTGAAATAGATGGTAAGTTATATCAAACTGAAACATGGAATTTGAATTTAGAAAAATTTCTTATTGAAAATGCTGGTAAGGAGATATACATTTATGTACCATCAATAGAAACTAATCAAATTAGAGCAATCGTAAAATAATATAATATGAGCTTTTGGGATACTGAACCACAAAAACCTGTCTTTGACTTTGAATCTGAAAAATCAAAGTTAATAGAAAATATGGATTACCTTATGACAATGTCTGTACAAGAACAAACTTTGTATAAGAAGTGGGTAGAATTGCAAGAACCTACAATGATTCAAGCAAAAGCCCAAATAGCATCTTATTATGATTCTCAATGGAAACCAACTGATATCAACAATAAGGAGCTAACGATAAAAGAAATTGAATCGTTAGACCCTTACGTTGAGATTGTGGATGACCCAAAAGAATCTACTAAATGGGCAGCGGTAAGACGTATGATTCACACAATGGATTTTACAGCAAACCCTGGCCGTAATGTAAAGATTAATGTAAAGGATAGAGTGAGTGGAAAACTATTAGGACAAATTTCATTAGCATCCGATGTAACCGCTATGGGAGTTAGAGATAACTTCATTGGTTGGACTAAAGATAATAAGTTTGTTGATGGTAAGTTAAACAACACTACTATTGCTTCTACTATTGTATGTACTCAACCATTAGGTTATAACTTTTTAGGTGGTAAATTAATCGCTATGATGACTACTGTACCTGAAGTTAGAAACTATTGGAAAGAGAAGTATAAGAATATATTGATTGCAGTAGGTACAACATCTTTATATGGTATTCACTCTCAATATAATGGTATCCCCTTATTCAAAACTTTAGGTGAATCGGCTGGTAAGATTAGTTTGAAGCCGGATGATAAATTCTATGACCCGTGGCATCAATGGATTAAAGAAAATCATGCAGAATGGTATTCCGAAAACATTACCGAAGAAAGAGCCCGTAATGGAGCTAATATGGGTTATGAAAGAAACGGACCTGTTAGTGGTATCAAACAAAAGATATTAGGTAAGATATTCAAAGAGTGTGGTATTAAGGCAACTGAATATCATCACGGATTTAAAAGAGGTGTGTACTTAGCTATGATGTATGAGAATGGAAATGAATTTCTTCGTAACGAAATTACCGAAGATAAATTAATCATCAAAAATAAGTTTAAGCAAGGTACTGAATACATTAACAAATGGTGGAAGAAACATGCAATCAGTAGATATACAAAACTACACGATGAAGGAAGAATTAAACCCGAACACTTATTCTATATAGATGCTATTGGAATTAGTTGGGAAGAAATGAAAGCTAAATACCTATCAGAAGTAGGGAGATAAAAATAAAAAGAAAAATTATGGCAAAGGCTAAAAAAACAAAAGAAGAAAAATTAGAACCAATTGGTGAAATAAAAATGACACCACCTGAAAAGTTAGAACAATGTGAATGGGTATTTCAGTTTGATGAAGATGAACCACAAATCTTTGCTTGGACTAGTGAAGATATGACAGATGAAGACCCAACAGTTACATTTACGGTTAGTAACACAAAAGATGCTTACATCTCGTTTACAAACAGAGAAACTGGTAAGAAATTTAAATTATTTGCTAGAGAACTTTCCAAAGAAGGTAAAGAAATGAGAGAGTTTCAAACAAAGCAAGCTGAATTAGTAAAACAAAATTTAGAAAATGAAAGTACGAATAAAGAAGCTTAATGAAAATGCAGTAATCCCATCATATGCAAAAGATGGTGATGCTGGAATGGATTTAGTTATTACATCTATCATTGCTAGAAGTGAGGGAGATATTACTTATGGATTTGGTATTGCACTTGAAATTCCTTATGGATTTGTAGGATTAGTATTCCCTCGTTCATCTATTAGAAAAACTGATTTAATTTTATCAAATTCAGTTGGTGTAATTGATAGTGGATATAGAGGTGAATTACAAGCTACCTTTAAAACAACTGGATTTAGGCCTAAATATGAAGTTGGTGATAGAGGTGCACAAATTATGATTATTCCACATCCTCCAATTGAGTTTGATGAAGTAGCTGAGTTATCGGATACTGAAAGGGGTGATGGTGGATTTGGTTCAACTGGAAAATAAAAAATAAAATATGTTTATAGAACAATCGGAAGAAAAAGTAAATAATAATTTGTGGGTAGAGAAGTATCGCCCAACAAAGCTTGTTGATTATGTAGGTAATGAACATCTAAAATCAAAAGTAGAAGGTTACTTAGAAACAGGCGAAATTCCACATTTACTTTTGTACGGAAAAGCCGGTACTGGTAAAACTACATTAGCAAAGTTAATTATAAAATCAATTGAATGTGATTATATGATTATCAATGCATCTTCGGAGAACAATGTGGATACCGTAAGAAACAAAGTAACTAACTTTGCATCTTCAATGGGATTCAAACCATTTAAGATTATTATATTGGATGAGTTTGATTATATGACTCACAACGCACAAGCTATCTTAAGAAACTTAATGGAAACATTTTCAGCACATTGCCGTTTCATATTAACTTGTAACTATGTTGAGAAAGTAATTGACCCGATTCAAAGTAGATGTCAATCATTTCAAATCGTACCTCCAACTAAAAAAGATGTTGCTATGCAAATTAGTAAAATCTTAAAGAATGAGGAGATTGAATTTGAAGTTAAGGATTTAGTTCCAATCATTGACGCATCGTATCCTGATATTCGTAAGATTATTAATACTTGTCAATTGAACTCCAACAAAGGTAAGTTGAAAGTGGATGTACAAAATCTATTAGAGAATGATTATAGAAATAAAATTATTGATATCTTAAAATCTTCGGATGATAAGAGAAACAAATATATGAAAGTAAGACAGGCTCTTATTGATTCTAAAGTTACTGACTTTACCGATTTATATACAATGTTATATGATAAGGTAGATGAGTATGCAGGAGAAAATACGGCAAATGTAATCTTACTATTAGGCGATGGAGTAAACAAATCAGCAGTAGCAATTGATAAAGAAATTCCAGCAGCAGCTACATTAATTCAAATTTTAAATATTATATAATGGCAAACATTTTAGGAGCAGGTGGGCAACCAATCGGAGGACAAGAAGAAAAAGCAGTTTCATTAGAAAAAACCGAAGCAATCGGATGTAAGAAATGTGGTGGTGAGATTTTCGTACAAGGTTTTGGATTCCGTAGAATTTCAAAGTTATTAACTGGTAAACCAAAAGATGAAGTACTGCCGGTTGAACTATTCCTTTGTGGAGATTGTGGTGAAGTACTTAATGAATTATTACCTCCGGGTTTAAAAGTAGAAGAAGAAGCATAATATGGCTAAAACATTATTCGACCATCTAAACGCAATTACGGATAAGAAAGACCCAAAGTATTGGGACACACTTGATGAAAGTGATAAAAAGACATGGAGTAACTATATGATACTCCGTTTTCTTTCTATGAAACCCGAATGGATAGAATTGATTGCAGATATACAACCTTACATACAGGAGGCACCTCCTAAAGCGATGTATTTATGTTTGATAGGATTAATTCCAAAGACAAGAGCATTTTTAAAATATATGAAACCAGCTTCATCTGAAAAATATGAAGATTGGATTATTGAATTGGTAGCAAGACAATACGAAGTATCTTTAACTGAAGCAGAGGATTATCTTAAAATCCTTTACGAAACCACCAGCGGTAAGATGCATATTAAGGAAATTGCAGAGAATTATGGTACTGACCCAAAGCAAATAACTAAGTTAAAACTAAAAGTTTAATTTGGTAAACTCGGGTATTTTTCGTATCTTTATACAATAAAACAACATAATGGCTAAAGTATCATTTTCACAATATAGTATGTGGAGTTCATGTCCACATCAATACAAATTAAATTACATAGATAAGTTAGGTGAAAGTTCATCTAATATCCATACAATCTTTGGAACTGCTATGCACGAAACTATCCAACATTACCTTTCGGTTATGTATGGTGTTTCTAAAAAGCAAGCAGATGAAATCAACAAAGACAAGCTCTTATTGGAAAAAATGAGAGAAGCTTATAAAAGTGAAGCTGATAAAATGAGCGAAGGAACTCCTTGTACTCAAATTCAATTAGAAGAATTTTATGGTGATGGTAGACGTATTCTACAATGGTTGGATAAACATATGCACAAATTTTACTCAAAGAGTGGATTTGAATTAGTGGGTATTGAGATTCCATTAAACGCAACCATTAAAGAGGGTGTACATTTTATTGGATTTATCGATATTGTTATTAGAGATTTGGCATCAAACGAAATCATTATTATAGATTTAAAGACATCCACTATGGGATGGAATCAGTATCAAAAAGCTGATAAGATGAAGAACTCACAAATACTATTATACAAAAAGTATTATTCAGAGTTATTTAATATTCCATTACAAAAGATTAAAGTAGAGTATCAGATACTTCGTAGAAAATTGCCCGAAGATTCGGCATTTCCAGTACCACATGTATCTAAGCATATTCCAGCACATGGTTCTCCATCTGTTAAAAAAGTATATGATGAATTTATGGAATTTATCAATACTGTATTTGATGATGGTGGTACGTTTAAAGATATCGAATTCCCAAAAGTACCTGGTGCAGCAAAAAAGAATTGTAAGTTTTGTGAGTTTGGAAATAGGGGAATATGTGATAAAAAAGCTACAAAATAAAAATTTATGTTTTTTTTAAATCATTATACTTATATATATAAATATATAAACAATGAATCAAGAAAACACAAAATTGACAACTGTGAAAATACTTAAAGATGTATATTCAAGTTTCAAAAAGGTTTCCTTTACTTCGGATGTTACACTTCAAAAGCTAGTTAATAGGACTGTGGAGAGATATGTAACAGATATCGAATTTAGGGAATCAATGAACGAATACTTAAAATTACAAATTTCAGGTTCACAATTTTAACAACACAAATAAGTTATGGCAAAAAAGAAAATTCTGTTATTATCAGATGACTTAAGAATGGCAAGTGGTATTGCCACCGTTTCCAAAGAATTAGTATTGGGAACTGCACACAAATATGATTGGTTTCAAGTAGGAGCCGCAATTAATCACCCCGAAGCAGGAAAGGTTTTAGATGTTAGCCAAGATATCCAAGAAAGATATGGTATCGCTGATGCTAATGTAAAGATTTTACCTTGGAATGGGTATGGTAACGCTGATTTGATTAGACAATTAATCAATGCAGAGAAGCCGGATGCAATTGTACATTTTACTGACCCTCGTTATTGGACATGGTTGTATGATATCGAACATGAAATCAGACAAAATGTCCCACTTTTATTCTACGCAATTTGGGATGATTTACCAGACCCATTATATAATCGTAACTTCTATGAAAGTTGTGATTGGATTGGTTGTATCTCTCGTCAAACATATGGTATCATTAAAAGATTATCAGCATTAGATACTAAACCAACGTGGAAACCAAAAGCAGATTGGCAAATTGATTATGTACCACATGGTATTGATTTTAATTTATACAAACCAACTGAAGTACCTGCTGAGTTCCGTAAAGAAATTTTAGGTGATAAGGAATATGACTTCGTATTATATTGGAGTAATAGAAATATCCGTAGAAAACAACCAGCTGATGTTATCGTAGCTTTCCAAAAGTTTTGTGATAAGATTGGTAAGGAGAAAGCAGATAAATGTGTATTAGTAATGCACACACAACCTGTTGATGAGAATGGAACTGATTTACCAGCAGTAATTGATGCAGTAGCACCTAATTGTAATATCATATTTTCTGAAAAGAGAAGACCTCAAGAAGAATTAAATCTTATTTACAATATAGCAGATGTAACAATCAATATTGCTAACAACGAAGGATTTGGATTGGCAACTGCAGAATCGGTAATGACGGGAACTCCCATCATTGTAAACGTAACTGGTGGATTGCAAGACCAATGTGGATTTGAAGTTGATGGTAAATTATTAACACACGAAGATTACATTAAAATTGGTTCTTTACATGAGTGGAGGAAGTGGGAACAAAAAGCTAAACCTGGTCCTTGGGTTAAACCTGTATGGAGTAGAGCATTAGCATTAGCAGGTTCAGTACCAACACCTTATATTTGGGATGATAGAGTTGATGTGGAGGAAGTTGCTGAAGCAATTGAGGAAATGTACAACACACCAAAAGAAGTTCGTAAAGCAAATGGATTGATAGGTAGAGAAGCATTTATGGGCGATATGGGTTTAACACATAAGAATATGTGTCAACAATTAGAAAACGGAATCGAATCGGTTTTTGAAAATTGGAAACCAAGAGAAAGATTCGAAGTATTTAAAATTAAATAAGTTATATAAATGAAACCAACATTAGTATTTCAAGGACCTATATTCACTCGTAGTGGTTACGGTGACCATTG